CTTCATGTTCTGCGCCTTCTTGGCAACGGCTGACCCGCTGAAGGTAACGGTGTAAACGCCTCCATCTAGCGCAACCACTACGCCGCCGGTGCCGATGCTGGGCAGCGCGTTCAGAGCCGTCTGCATGTCGGCTGCAGAGACGTCATAATCGAGTTCCTCGGTGATGAAACCGTCGAACTCGAGGTAAAACGTCCCACTGGCAGGTGTCGCATCCGGGGTGATTGTCTGTACCTCATTGGTGCCATCCACCGGCGCACCTGCGTTCTGGTAAAGTAAAGCTCCTTCGATATATGGCATTTTTGTTCCTCCTGTTCATCCGTCAGGGCGAATTACATTCGCCCCGTAGGGGCACAGCACGCTGTGCCCCTCACGATTTACCAATTACTGACTCAGACACCCGTTACCAGGCAGATCGCCTTCGGACGGTAATACACGATCGCCAGGCGCATATCGGCACGCACAGCCAGTTGGCCCTTGATGAAGTAATCGCTGTGGCTATTGCTCACCTGGATCGTGATCCCGCGCTTGCGGAACTTCTGCATGGAGGTGCCGAACGCGGCCACAATGGCCGTGTTTTCGGTCATGTTTGCCGTCTTGGCAACCGGCAGGCTCCAGATGCGTTCCGGACCGGCTTCCGAGGGGTTGCCCCAGATATAGATGCCGTCGCTGGTGCGCATCAGCCGCACATCCTGCCAGTCGTTCGGATGCATCACGATGCCGTCTGCCGAGAGATAAGCTCCGGTTGCGATCAGTGTCACGGCCTTATAGATGGCGTCCGGGATCGGATCGGAGCCCTTGGCCTGGGTCTGCGCTCCCACCACGTTCAACAAGCCGCGCAGTTGCGGCGACGTTCCCGTCCCGCTGATCAGCTTGCCTTCCAGGGTTTCATCCAGGAAGAAGCTCAGGCGGTTGTCGATGATGCTCTGCATCTGGTCCACGTCTTCCATCGCCTCTTCGGTGACTGGGATAAATGTGCTGACCTTCTGCACCGTTGAGCTTTTTTCCTCGAAACCGATCGCGCTCTCCGGCGAGGTGCCCTTTTCGGCGATGTTGTCGGCTGCATTGGTTTTGGTGGTCTCTTCCATGTACTTCACGGCCACCTGGTTGGTCACGCCGTCCGGGATCAGGTCCTGCACCATCAGCCGTTCCGCCGCGTAATTGATGATGACTCCGGTGCGGACAGATTCCGGTGCAAAGCCGGTGGAAGTGTCGAAGACTGTCTTCCTCTCCAACGGATCCTTCTCTTTGAACTCGACCGCCGGACCATCCCCCTTGTTGGCATCGAATTCCTTGAAGGCTTTCGATTCGACAAAGAGCTGTCCGATGCTCTTGCCCTCATTGCGGCGCTGTGCGGGGGCGCCACCCGAGCTCATGTTCCAGTTCGGGCTGCCAGCCGATTGCTTTCCCTCTTCCAGGGAGCGATTGGCCTTTTCCTCGATATCCTCGAGTTCTTTGGCTTCGTCGCGCAGCTTGCCCAGGTCGGTCAGCTCCTCGTTGCGGGCGCGCACATCCTCAACCGTCTTGATGTCCATGTCGAGCTGACCATCCTTGTTGCGGTGATCGTCGAAGATCTGTTTCAGCGCCTTGTTTTTTTCTTCGATCTCGGCGCAGAGTTCCTTATACGTTTTTGCCATTTTGACTAACCTTTCTGCATCCCGCCTAGAGATGCTTCGATTTCGATTGATCTGGCATATTCCGCCAGTGCCTGCTTTTTGAGATCGGGCTCCGGCTCCGCAGCGGCTTCCAGCGCATCGGCAGACGCGCGCAATTTCTCCACCAGATCCTTGATCTCCCCTATCCGCTTTTCACTCAGATCTCTTCCTTCCTCGTTGCGCATCCCCTTGAGTGAGCGCAGGCGCTCCCCCAGTGAGTCTGTGGCTGTCAGGATGGTCTTGATCTCAACTTCCAGCGGTTTATTGGATTTGACCGACAAGAGCATGGTCTCATCGTTCATCCCAACCAGAACGGGCGACCACTCGTAAAGTTCGCCCTTGATCAGCGTGCGCACCCCCGTATCGTTATCACGCTGGAATTCCTGTGTGTAATACCCGATCGAAAACTCATCGATGGTCCCGAATTTCAGATCGGAGAACGCTTCCTTCCCCCGCTGTGTTTCAAGGTTGAACTGGCCCTTGATATAGAGACCGCCCAGTGCCGTCAGGATCGCGGGCAGCATCGGGTCTCCGGGCTGCAGCTCCCTGGCCTCCAGCGTTTTGGCGATCGGCATGGACCAATCATGGGCCCACACACCCTTCACCTTGGGCTGCCCGGCGGCATTCCGCCGCTTGGCCAGGCTTTCGGCAAAGAAACCCGGCAGTATCTTGTCCCCGCCATCGTCAACATTGCCAAAGACACTCACGATCATCTCGGCAATTCCTGTCGTATCGTCGGCATTTTTGCACACTACTTCATGAGTCTTGTATTCGATATTCATTCCAAACTCCGATCCGGCGCTTGATCGCCAAAATATGGCACGCATGTTCTTGTACAATTCGGATGTTCCAGCGTATTTGCCTCGAAATATTCGACCGTCCAGATTTGCCCGTTGGCGATCTTGCATTCTTCATCATCGTCCGTGTCGCCGTTATCCAGGATCTCCACCAGGTTGACGCCGTTGGTCTTGTATCTTTCTGCAGCGACATCGTTCTGGGCATTCCCCAGCTCTGTACGCGCGATGGTCCTCGATCGGTTTTTATATGTCTCTTCAACGATCTTTTTCAGGCCGTCGTGCTCCTCATCCCCGCTGACCAGCTCCTGGATTGACCAGCCTTGTTCATTCCCATATTGCAAAACTTCCTGGATGGCCGTCCGCGTGGTGGACGTGATCTCCGTCACATCAGCCGCCGACCTTGACAGGGCGAATGTTATTGCCGGGTCCGTCTCATCGAAGGCTGCGGTCAATCCTATTGAAAGGTTGATCGTCTCCCAGCTTGCCTGCGCGATGGCCACGAACCACCGCTTGATCACCTTCGTCAATTCCTTTTCGTCTTTTTCGGTCAGCAAATCATCCGCTGAAGGCAGCTTCTTCGTTTCCGCTCCCTTGCGCAGACTCTTCTCCGCCCGGCTGATCACCCGGTCCGCCAGGCTGGAGAAATAATCGTCCATATCCTTGATCATCCTGGAGGCCATCGTCAGCCGTATCCGCTGCAGCGCCCGTCCATAAGGGACCATGTTCGACTTTTCTTCTTCCTCTCCTGTCACGCCGTCGTAGGGGCGCAGCGCGCTGCGCCCTTTTTGGGCTTTACCTTCCCCCTCTCCTGTCCCGGAGGGACGGGAAGGGGTTGGGGTGAGGGCCTTCCCTGCCGGTTCGAAGGTATTTACCAGTGAAACCTTGTAAACCTCGTCTTCCGGGCCGTATTTCAAACCCACCATGCGCAGGAACATCGCCCGCGTGATCGCGCTGTCATTCCAGGCTTTACCTAGCCGCTCCCATTTCGCATTCACGTTTTCCTGCAGCGCCCGCACCGCATCCAGGTCGAAGTGGCATACCAGGTTTGATCCAAATTCCGGACGCAATCCGTTTGTGACCTCGGAGGCAAACGTGCGCCACAAAGCCACCAGCGTACTTTCTGCATAGGATTTCCGGGCTTCACCATCCCCATAATCCGATCGCTTTAGGCCGACATACAGACCGGCGATCGTTGCCGGTACCCCAAATGCGGCGCAGATCCTCGATTCCGGAATGTTCTTCAGGTTGCTCAGGTCCATCTCCTGCATATTCCAGCCAAGTTTTTGGACTTGCATCCCATATTCCAGGAACCCGGGCAGCCCGCTGCGGTTTTTCTTCCCGTACCGTTTCTTCCATTCGGAAAGCAGTCGCTCCACCCTTTCATCGTTCAGTTCATCCCCGTCAGCCAGGGTGATGATAAATGGCGGAATACCGTTGGACTTGAACATCGTATAAGCATATTGGCTGGATTCGTTGTCGCTGGCGATATCCCGCCAGGCGCATTCCAGGGCGCCCATTCCCCGCCACGGATTCAATGGATCGATCATCCATTTCCAATGGATGATGTCGTTCTTGCTGATTGAGAAAGTGGTGCCATCCCCGCAATTGAACTCGTACCCGGAGACAATCCCTTCACTTGAGTTATGCCCGGCAACTGGACGGATATCTTTATCTGACCAGGGCCAGAGGTGGAGGACCTTGCCGTTCTTGCTCCGCTCTTTCCATAGATAGACATTCCCCATCGGCGCGGCATAGGCGATGCAGAATTGCATGAACTCTGCCTCCCCCATATCCGGGTTTGGATTCCTGATCAGCGCCTGCATCGGGTGGGTATAATCAACCGGCAGCTCCCCGTCTTTGGTCAACTGATAGACATTCAGCGGCGGTTCCGGGAAGGAAAATGTCAATGCACGCATGCAGGCGGTAACTGCCGAGCTGCCCTTGTAGCCGTTCCTGATCCCATCGAATAATGTAAAATCCGGCCAGGCATATTTCTTATAGCTTGGCGTAAAGTTGACCGACTCTCCGGCCTTCATGATGGCCCCGGCTGCCCAGGATTTGAATTGCTGGAAGACGCTTACCATATCTTGGACTTCCTTTTTCCTGCGTATTTTGCGATCATCAATCGGCCTCCGCTTACCGTGTCCACGATATCGTCATGTTTGCCATGCGGGAATTCCAGCATTTCACGGACGGCGATCGTATTCCACGGCGCCCGCACGAATCCCAGCAATCCTTGTTTCCCTGCCAGACTCACCATCGCAGCCCGGTCCTCTTTCGATTCCTGGGGAACGATCTTTACGATGGCGATCATCGCCAGTTCTGGATCCTTTCGGAATTTTTCAAAAACCAGTGTCTGGAATGCCGTCCCCTCGATCCCCCAAATGACCTTCTTATTCCTTGGTTCCAGCATTGACTTTTTCAGGAGATTGAGAAAACGATTCAGGTCCCTTTCCAGGATGAGATCCCGTCCGATCTGTATACCCGTCTCCGGATCGATCGTTTGAGGCATGACTGCATTCCTGTCTGATGCACCGGTATTTCCCAACGCCAGGTCAACATAAGCGCACCAGGTCAGCTCAGGCGGCACCTGCGAAGGCTCAATGGTTTTGATATCCTTTTCATCGAAGAATCCGCCGGTGAATGCCCTGGGCAATTGCTGGTGGAGTGCCGCGAAGGTAAACGGATCTGTGGTAGCCTGGACGCTCAAGACATAATTTAGGCTGTACCGCCATGGCCATAAAGCCTCACCGGGTTTCCGTCCCAATTGATCACCGCCCTTCGGGATGAAATATCCCCGCAGCAGGTTCTCCCTGAATTCGTCATCCGTTTTCGGGTATTGATCTTCCTCGAGGGCCAGCGCGGGAAGATAGATTACCTTCCATTGCGTT